ATTCTTTTATTTGGTGATAAAACTGCGTTGAATAGAGCAAGTGCTTTTGATAGAATCAATGTTCGTAGATTGTTTATTACCCTTGAAAAAGCCATTGCAAACGCTGCAAAATTCCAACTGTTTGAGTTTAACGATGAGTTTACTCGGGCACAATTTAAGAATTTGGTTGAACCATTCTTGAGAGATGTGCAGGGAAGAAGAGGTATTTTTGATTTTAGAGTGGTGTGTGACACTTCTAATAACACTCCACAAATTATTGATACCAATCAGTTTGTTGCGGATATCTTTATTAAACCACAAAGAGCAATTAATTTCATCACCCTAAACTTTGTTGCAGTTAGAACTGGAGTTGAGTTTAGTGAGGTGGTAGGATCAGTTTAAGGAGTAGATTCACATGGCACAGATAGACGATTTTAAAGCTAATCTGATCGGTGGTGGCGCAAGATCAAACCAGTTTAGGGTGACTATTACTCCACCAACTGGGATTGCGATTGGTTTAGATGTTCGTAGAACTTCATTTCTTGTTAGGGCATCTAATTTGCCCGGGCAAGTTCTAAATCCCATAGCAATTCCGTTTAGAGGTAGACAAATTTATATTGCGGGAGACCGAACGTTTGATGATCCTTGGAATGTAACATTCATGAATGACACTGACTTCATGATTAGAAATGCAATAGAAAGATGGATGAATGGGATCAATGATTTGGCTGACGCAACAGGTGTTACTGCACCGTCAGATTATCAAACAGACTTGCAAGTTGATCAATTAGACAGAGATGACACAGTTCTAAAAACTTATGTCTTTAGAAATGCTTGGCCAGTATCTGTAGGTCAGATTGATCTCTCTAACGAAAACAATGATGTAATTGAACAATTTGATGTAACGTGGAGATATCAACACTTTGAAGCTTCTGATGTTAACTTTGCTAATACTAATGCAGAGCAAAGTGCAATCATTGTTTAATTAACCTACTAAATATAAGAATTAGTAGGAGTTATTATGGCAGAACTATTTGGTTTTAAAATTACTAAAGCACAAGAGGAGGGGGGTGAATCTTTCACAGCCCCTACCTCTGATGATGGTGCATTTGACATTGCTGGTGCGGGTTTCTACGGATCATATTTAAGCACTGATGGTAATGAAAGAACTGATCTTGATTTAATCAGAAGATATCGTGATATCGCACAACAAGCAGAATGTGACACTGCGATTGAAGATATTGTAAATGAGGGCATTGTTTCAAATGAAGCTGATGCCGCTGTGGAAATTGTTTTAGACCGCATCCCATATCCAAATACAATTAAGAAAAAAATTAGAGAAGAATTTGGAGAAGTTTTACGACTTCTAAAGTTTGAGCAAAAAGGTCATGATATTTTTCGTAGATGGTACGTGGATGGAAGAATTTACTTTCACAAAATAATTGACACTAAAGCACCAAGAAAAGGTATAACTGAACTTAGATATATTGATGCCACAAAAATTAAAAAAGTAAGAAAAATTGAAAAACAAAAAGACGAAAGAACTGGTGTAGATAAAGTAAAAAAAGTTCATGAATTTTTTCTTTACAACGAAAAAGGACTTGGACCAACTGGTGCAGGTCAAGGGATAAAAATTGCGCCAGATGCAATTGCTTATTGTCCATCAGGCTTGATTGATGGTAATAGTGGTAGAGTTTTATCATATCTACATAAAGCTATCAAGCCAGTCAACCAACTGAGAATGATTGAAGACTCTTTGGTGATATATCGTCTTTCTCGGGCACCAGAGCGTAGAATTTTTTACATTGACGTTGGTAATCTACCAAAAATTAAAGCAGAACAATATCTAAAAGATGTGATGAATCGTTATCGTAACAAACTTGTATATGATGCAACAACTGGTGAGATACGGGATGATAGAAATCATATGAGTATGTTAGAGGATTTCTGGCTTCCAAGACGAGAGGGTGGACGAGGAACAGAGATTACAACTTTACCAGGCGGTCAAAATCTTGGTGAAATTGATGATATTGTTTATTTTCAAAGAAAGCTTTTTAGATCATTAAATGTTCCAATATCAAGACTAGAAGCGGAAGCGCAGTTTACTTTAGGACGCTCCACAGAGATAACGAGAGATGAACTTAAATTTACAAAATTTGTGCAGAGGATTAGAAAGAAGTTCACACCAATATTCACTGATATTCTAAAAACTCAGCTACTATTGAAAGGTATCATATCTCCAGAAGATTGGCCTAATATACAAGAGCATATTCAATATGATTTTCTTCAAGATGGTCATTTCTCAGAGTTAAAAGATGCCGAGCTTCTTAATGACAGGATAAACACTTTAAACTCAATAGAGACTTATGTTGGAACATTCTTTAGTAAAGAATACGTTCAGAAAAAAGTATTAAGATTAAGCGATCTTGATATTGAAGAAATGAACGAACAAATAAATAGAGAAGCGGCAGAAATGCCAGAAGAGGAAGAGGAAGAATAAAATGACTAAATTTGTAAATCATGTGCAAGACTCAGAAAATATGGAGGCAGAAGAGGTTTTTAATACCATGATGTCCGATAAAGTTGGTGCCGCTTTGGAAGCAAAAAGAATGGAAATGGCTAAGTCCTTTGTCTCTAAAGATGAGAAACAAGTAGAGGACTAATGTTAAAAAGTATTCATGAAGTTTATAGGCAAGAAGTTTTTGAAAAGGATGAGCATAAGAAGTCCTCAGAATATAAAAAACTGTCTCCAAGAATGAAAAAAGCGGTTGATGGTATATTTAAAATTATGGATGCTAAACCTTCAGATTTCCTAAATACTTTTGAAAAAACTATAAAAGATGCGTCAAAAAAACACAAAGTTACAGAAAAACAACTTATGGCGTATTTTGAAAAAGAGATGTTAACAATATAGGGGTATGGCATGTCAATTAAAACGATAAGAAATATTGGCACAATTTCTGCTACAACACTTGGAGATGATGCTGCTCATGATATTGACCTTGGTAAATTAAGTCCCGCTGCATCTTATAGAATTACTGAGTTTGGTGGGAATGATGTGCTTTTTCTCATATCAGATAATTATGGCACAGTAACAAGCTCAAATGGATTTTATTTAAAAGCAGGGACAACAACAACCGTAGTGCCAGATACTAGACCATTTTTTGTAGGTGATGCACCAGTTGCACTAGATGGCACAGATAGTGATTCATCTGATGCTGGAGATCAAATTTTGTTAGAAACTGGGACAGTTGGTGCCGAGTATGACACATCGTTTTTAATTTTAAATCATGCACAGCATGGTTTTCGCATCTCCGTAATCAATGAAACTGCCGGTAGTGATGGCGCAGTTCGTGTTGAAGAGGTCGTAATTGGGCAGTCAGGAGTGTAGTCGTCATGAAACTTATTTCAGAAGCCATTGAAAATGTAGAATACATCTGCGAAGAAAAAGAAAATGGCAAGAAAAATTATAAAATTCGTGGCGTTTTTATGCAGGGGGATATCAAAAACCGTAATGGTAGAGTATATCCCATGCCAGTTTTAGAAAAAGAAGTTAAAAATTACAACAAAAAATTCGTGAGCGAAAAAAGGGCGTTTGGTGAGCTAGGTCATCCAGACGGACCTACCGTTAACTTAGAAAGAGTTTCACATCTTGTCACTGACTTATATCCAGATGGCAAAAATATTATGGGTGAAGCTAGAATTTTAGATACCCCGATGGGTAAAATTGTTAAAACCTTGATGGATGAGGGCACAAAATTAGGCGTTTCATCTAGAGGCATGGGAAGTTTGGACCAAAGAAACGGTGCAAACTATGTGAAAGATGATTTTTATCTCGCAGCGGCTGCAGATATTGTTGCAGACCCATCCGCACCAAATGCTTTTGTACAAGGCATTATGGAAGGAAAAGAGTGGGTTTGGAACAATGGTTCTATTGTAGAAGCACATGTTGCAGAGGTAAAAAAGAGGTTAGATGTTAAACAAAGACAAAGACAAGCAAACATAGAAGCTTTAGAGTTTGCTAAATTCCTCAAAAAATTATAATTTATAAATATATTTAACTTAAAAGGAGACAGTCCATGTCTGAGCTAGATAGAACGATTGAAGAACTAGAAGCGGAGGTTTTGGCAGAACTTGAAGAAGCTGCCCACGATGCGCCCACAAAAGGTGCAACCCCTGCCGAACCAATGAAAAAAGTCAAGAAAGTTGGTCCCGCACAGTCTGATGCGGAGCAAGATGGCGGTGAGCCAGTTGTTGACCCCAACGATCCTGATTCCCCAACAGATGTTGCCGCCGATAGCGCAAGCGAAATTTCTGGCGATCCTCAACAGAAAGACGAACTTCCCCCTGATCCTATTAAGAAAGTTAAAAAGGTAAAAGAAGCCGCTCATGAAGATGAAGAGGACGAGGATGAAGATGAGGACGATGAAGAAGAAGAAAAGCGTCAGAAAGATGAAGGTATGCATTCAAAAAAAGAAGGCATGCATGAAAAGATGACGAAAAAAGACCTCATGGCTGGCATGCACAAGAAAATGGAGCGTATGAATAAAACAGACCTTATGGCTGCGTATGGTTCCATGATGAAGATGGGTATGCATGAAGAAATTGAACAAGAAGAAGACGATGAAATCTCTAAAGTGGTAGAAATGCACATTCAAGAGATTGATATCGCTTCGGACGTTCAAGCTCTCGTTGAAGGTGAAGACCTTTCAGAAGAGTTTAAAGAAAAAGCGGCGACAATTTTTGAAGCCGCAGTTAAATCCAAGACTCGTGAAGAAGTCACACGGATTGTTGAAGAGCAATCAGTAGCGGTTGCTGAAGAAGTACATGAGTTCAAAGAAGGACTCACTGAAAAAGTAGATCAATACCTTGACTATGTTGTTGAGGAATGGATGAAGGAAAATGAGTTGGCAATTGAGCGTGGTCTTAAAGGTGAGATTGCCGAAGACTTTATTTCTGGTTTGAAACAACTATTTGAAGATCATTACATTGATGTGCCTGATGAAAAGTATGATGTTCTAGAGGCACAATCAGAAAAGATTTCTGAACTAGAAGAGCAATTGAATTCTATCATGGAACAAAATATTGAAATGAAGAATTCTAATTCTGAACTAGTTAGAGAGCAGGTCATTCTGGAAGCTTCAGCAGACTTGGCCGATACAGAGTTTGAGAAGTTTAAGTCTCTAACAGAAGACGTTAACTTTGATAACGAAGAAGCTTTCCGTACAAAACTTGATACTTTGAAAGAGAGCTACTTCCCAAAAGTTGGTGTTGAAGAGACTCAACATGATGATGACTACGGTAGCGCCGAACAGGACATTGATACGAGCGATGCAATGAGAGCTTATTCTTCTGCAATTGGTCGTGTATCGTCTCGGATCAACGGGCGCTCATAAGATTATAAAATAATAAATAGATGTAATTATATTTTAAAAGGAGAAACAAATGTTTCAAACAGAACATCTACAAGAAAAGTGGTCGCCAGTCCTAGCACATCCTGATCTTCCTCAGATTGAAGATTCGTATCGTCGGGCCGTTACCACAGTAATTCTTGAGAA